GCGATGGCGCGCAAGTCTCGCTTTTTGGCGATGATTTTGATATTACTGAAACACTGTTCAAGGAACGGGCCGAAGTGCTATCAAAGGCGCTGGCCCAACTGCGCAATGATAAGCGCGTATTCGCAACACTCGTGCGCGAGCGCGACCGTATCAAAGAGGCCGGAAATGAAACCGCCGACGCCAGCAACGCCGCAAGGGTCAACACCGACGAAACCGCCCTTGCCCTTATCGAAAAGCTCGTCAACCGGGCCGGACCCCTCGACGACGCCCTCAACGACGCCGCCCGCACCGCAAGATCCGGCACCGTCGCAGGCGGCATCCGCGATTTCCTCGCCACTGTCAGATCCACAATTGAAGGAGGCGATATCGGTAGGCTCTTGGATGGCGGCGATGGAAGGGCGCGGGATGCTGCAACGCCGGATGGTCGCGCGAATGAAGGCGCAGCAAGCCGAGCGGGCGACGGACGAGCGCCGGATGGACCGGCAGGACGCGAGGCACCAAGCGAAGCTGGACGGCAAGGGGAGGGGCGCGCCAGCGAGCGCACCGATGCGGGCGACCAAACCCTAATAGACGGCGTGGCGCCGGTCACGGAGCGCGACCGGCTAGAGGCGGCGCAGGGCGCGCCCCTGCGCGGCGGCGATGCGGCCAGCGATGGCGGGCTGTTTGATCTGGGCGCGCGCGATCAAGACGATATGTTTGCGCCAGATCCGGCCCGCGCAAGTGTCGGGCTGGGCGATGCGTTTGACGATCCTTCCCCGACCAGCCCCGCCATAGCCGCGCAAGTGGATGCCGCCGATAATGAGCTGCGGCGCGGTCTGGCCGAGGGCGCCGATTTCTTCCTGCCAACTGGCCGCATTGTCGATGGTGAGGCCGAAGTGATCAGCGCCGAAGATATCCTTGCCGATCTGGACGCCGACGATAATTTCATGGAAATTCTCAATGTCTGCAAACGATAAGCCAAAAGGCACTATGACGGTTTATGCGCCGGGCGATTTCAAGCCAACGGCGCAAGCTCTTATGTATCACTGCGCCATGTGCAGCCGTGTCGTGCTAGGCCAAGCGGTCTGGATCGATGAAGCCGGGCAGATATCCTGCACCGAATGCCATGCGGTCGATGATCCTGATTGCTTTCATGCTAGCATGATAGGTTGATTGCATCATGGTGCCGTTCAAATGTTGCCAGATATACCGCAAGAGCCGGTTTGATCTAATGCCCGCCTTGCAGCATATCTGGCAGGCCGATACCGCGCTAGATCCGGTCGAATGTCTGCAAAAAGCTATCGAGTGCCTGCACCATGAAATTGCCCAAGAGCGCGCCCGCGCGGGCCAGCAAAAGGATTTAGACCAATGAGCCTTTGGGATTGTATTCAAGAAGCGGTAGACGGCAATGAAATGAGTGCTGAGCGCGGGCGCGAGGCGCAGGATCTCTTCAACCGGCTGCGCGCGGATTATGAGGCGCGGGTGGGTCCAGAGGCCGCGCAGGCGCAGGCGGCGGATGATGTAAAGAAAATCATGGGCGCGCGGGCCGGTGAAAAGCGGCGGCAAATGACGCTGCGCCTGCGCACGGCGCAGCGCAATACCGCGCGCCTTGCGCAGCATCGCACCTTGAGCGGCAAGGCCAACCCGGCGGATGCGCTGCGCGTCTTTATTGAGGGCGACGAAAACAGCGCCATTCAAGGCATTGTCCCGCTGTCGAAAAGTCTCAAGGGATTTTACCATGCGGAGCTGGTCGGGGTTCTGCAAAGTTTTGGCCGCAATATCTTCGGCACTGTGCGCAACAAGGCGAAGCTCGCCAGTGTTGTTGACGAGCTGTTTGGCAAGGCCAGCGGCGACGAGGCCGCAGCGGAAATGGCGGGCGCGGTGCGCAAAGTGCTGAACATGGCGCGCAAGGAACATAACGCCGCCGGGGGCAATGTCGGCTTTCTGGAAAACTACGGGCTGGCGATGAACCACAATGGCCGCAAGATCCTTGATACCGGCTTTGAGGCTTGGCGGGACGGGATCTGGAACCGGCTCGATTGGAACCGGATCATCGACCATGACACTGACCAGCCCTTTGCAATTGCCGGGGGTGTGCCGCCACGCGGCGCGCGGGCCGAAGAGTTCCTGACCGATATCTACCGCTCGATCACAACCGAAGGCTGGTCAAAGCGCGAGGCGAATTTTCATGATCGCGGCCTGACGGCGACCAAGCGCCGCGATACATCGCGCGTGCTGCATTTTAAGGATGGCGAAAACTGGCTGGCCTATAACACTGAATTCGGCTCGGACGATCCGTTTACAAATATCGTCACGACGCTGGACGGATACGCCCGCGACACTGCCGCAATGCGCGTGCTGGGGCCGAACCCGCGCGCCGGTCTGTCCTATCTGGCGCAAGTGGTCGACAAGACCGCGCATGAAACCCCATGGGACACGCCGTCAACGGCGCGCAAGCAATCGACCAAGGCCAGCCATAAGGCCAAAGCGATGCTCGATCTCTATTCGGGCGCGGCGCAAACACCGGTGGATGGCCTGCTGGCGGAATTTCTGGCCGGGACGCGCGGCGTGCTGGTATCGGCGCAGCTCGGCGCGGCGGCAATCTCTGCCGTCACCGATGTAGGGTTTCAGGCGGCGGCGGCGCGCAAGATCGGGATGGACCCCGGCAAGGTCATTTCCCGCATTGGTAAAGAGCTGAAAGGCGATAGCGCCAATGCGCTGCGCAAAGGGCTTATCTCTGACCAGCTCGCCAATGTCGGCGCGGCGCAAGCCCGCTATATGGGCGACGTGTTCACGCCCGAGATTGCCGCGCGTCTGTCGGATTTTGTCATGCGCGCGTCTGGCTTGTCGAAATGGACTGAGGCCGGGCGCCATGCGTTCCAGCTCGAATTTATGGGCTTTCTGGCTGACAATGTGCGGCACGGATTTGAGGCTATGAACCCGAGCTTGCGCAAAGTGCTAGAGCGTAAAGGGTTCACGGCGGCGGAGTGGGACACGGTACGCACCGCAGATCTGCACAATGAGGATGGCGCCACCTTCCTTGTGCCGCAAATGATGCGCTACCGCACCGATATTCCCGAGGATATGGCCGATGATCTGGCCGCGCGCCTTATGAGCGTTATTCACGAACAAACCGAATTTGCCATTCCGTCTGCATCGCTTGAGGGCCAGGCCATTGCGCTCGATGCCACGCGGCCCGGCACGTTGATCGGCGAGCTGGCGCGCTCGGGGTTCATGTATAAAACCTTTGGGCTGTCGGTCCTGTTTAATCAGGCGCGGCGCACCATGGCCCAAGATACCAAATGGGACCGCTTTGCATATGCTGCCGGGATGGGCGCGATGGTGACAACCATGGGCGCGCTGTCGCTTCAAATGAAAGAAATGGTCAAGGGCCGCGATCCGCGCCCAATGGGCAATTGGGAATTTGTGGGCGCCTCAGTCCTTCAGGGCGGCGGGCTGGGGATCTTCGGCGATTTTCTGTCGTCTGAAACAAACCGCTTTGGCGGCGGTCTGCCTGCCACCTTGGCCGGGCCGGTGGTGGGGCTTGCCAGTGACTTGACCAGCCTTGGCGTCACAGCGGCGCGCGCGCCCTTTAGCGGCGAGGGCAATCTGGGCCGCGAGGCGGTCAACCTCCTGCGCTACAATACGCCGGTGACGGGTATTTGGTATTGGGGGTCAGCATTCCAGCGGTTGCTTTTCGACAACCTGCAAAAGATGGCCGACCCTGACGCAGAACGCGCATGGCGCCGCGCAGAGCGGCGCCGTGTAGAGGCAAACGGCAATCCGGCATGGTGGGGTGCCGGTGAGATGTTGCCGCAACGTGGGCCTGATCTGGCGAACGTCGCGCGATAATTCTTTTCTTACTATCCAAACTGTAGTATTTCACTCCAAAATGGAGTGGAAACCGCATGACTGTCCTTAGCGATCCAATTGACAAAGTATCGGACGGCGATGGCGTCACAACGGCGTTTCCCTATACGGGCCGCAACGCTGATCCGAACGACATTTTCTGTTATATCATTGCGCCAAATGGCGCGCGGCGCATTCCAAGCTATACCGTGACCGGCGATGGCAACGGCGTGACGGTCACGATCACGTCAGAGGTTCCCCAGGTCGGGGATAAAGTCGTGCGGTTTCGCGATACGTTGCTGCGCCAGGATGTGAATTACGAGGGCGGCAATTTCCCCTCAAGCACACATGAAAACAATGCCGATAAATTAATGATGGCCTCGCAGGACCGGCGCGCGACCGAGGGGCGCAGCCTGCGCCTGCGGCGCGGCGCCGCTGCTATTCCCGAATTGGAGCCATTTTCCGCGCCGGGCTTGGCTATGGTGTCAACGCCAGAGGGCGGCTTTGGCGAAGGCCCGGCAGCAACCGAGATTGCCAACGCCCAAGCCTATGCGCTCGATGCGCAAGGATGGGCGGAAAGCGTCACCGAACCGGGCGCGCCGGGAACCAAGAGCGCAAAAACATGGGCGGGGCTTTCTGGCGGGTATTCTGATGCGGCAGAGGCGGCGCGCGATGCGGCCCAAAGCGCCCAAACTATGGCTGAGGTTATCTTAGATAGCTTTGATGATAGTTATCTCGGCGCAAAGGCGGCAGATCCGGCCCTTGATAATGACGGCGATCCGCTTGTGGTCGGCGCGCTGTATTACAATACGACCGAAAACGAAATGCGGATCTATGACAGCGTGAACTGGGCGGCGGTGTCGGCTGGTATTGAGCTGGCACTAAAGAAAGCAAACAATCTAAGCGACCTGTCGAACCTCCTTACCGCGCGGGCAAACCTTGAGCTGATCAAGCAAACCGCGCGCGACGATTTCACGGCGGGCCGCATGGTTGTGATGGAAGGCGCGCGCGGCGCGGCCCTCGCGCAGTTTGGGGGCAATTACTCGGCGTCCACCTTGGATATCGATGCTGTTGACGCGGGGTTTTCGGGTCTGGTCAGCACGACAAACGCAGGCACTATCCCTAGCGGCGGCGGCTCATTCTTTTATCTAGAGTGCCAAGCGGCCTTTTCGGGCGCGGCGGTAATCCAAACGGCCACATTCGGATATGCGGGCAGCGGCACGCCCAGCGAAACAAAGATCTTCATCAGGCAGCGGGCAAATAGTGGCGGCGTCTGGGGCGCATGGCAGCGGCTTGTCGTCGCGCCGGAAGCTGACAATGGCGGCTGGAATTACCACCCTCTCGGGGCGGTGGGTACGACCGCCGGGACGGTTTATGATTTTACTGGCATTCCGGCATGGGCAAACGAAATCAAACTTATCTTTCGCGGGGTGTCTCTGACCGGCAATAGTTACGGGCTGGTGCAAGTGGGCGCTGGCGCGATAGCTGATACCGGGTATGCCTCGGCCAGCGGCGGGATCACTGGCGCAAATCTTTGCACCTTTGACACGGCAACTAACGGCTTCGTGATTTTCAACAATAACGCGGCGTCTTATTTCGACGGCGAAATGATGTTGATGCGTACCGCGCCGCTCGCAAATTCTTGGGTCGCGAGCCATGCAATCGGGCGCGGCGCATTCGGCGTATCACAGGGCGGCGGCGACACGACCCTTGGCGGCGCTCTGGACCGCGTGCGCCTGACGCGGGTTGGCGCCCATACTTTTGATACCGGCAATATCTCTGTCGCGTGGCGGCGGTAATCCTATGACCCCAGAAAATCCAGATCCTTGGTACGAAATCTTTAATCAGCGCACGGCGTTGCTGGCGTTCTTTGGTGCGCTCGGCGGCGCGGTGCGCTCGGCTGCGCTCAAGACAACATGGCGCGAAAGTCTGCGCGTCGTGTTCATCGGCTCGGCCACGTCCTTTGGCGTCGGCACGCTGGCGCCTTTCTTGATGAAACCATGGATCGGCGATTTGCCAGAGGGGATGCAGACCGCGCTTGGCACGCTCTGCGCCGCTGCCTTTCTGACCGGCCTTGTTGCCGTGACGTTGATCGAACGGATGATCGATAAAAAGGAGGTTGACGATGTTTAGAGCATGTAAAGGCACTCCAAATGAAAACGCATTCCGCACGTTGATGGCCGGGTGCGTTCTGACAATCCCGATACTTTTGTCAATTGATCCTGCCTTGCGATTTTATGAACAACATATCGCGCCGAAACCGTGGGTTGTGGCGACGGTTGAAATTGTGCCGGTCGCGGGCGCGGCGCGGCCTGCCGTGCTTTATGGGGTCGATGCAAAGTCACTGGTTTCTGGGCGCTGGAAAGCCTGGGTCGAACCAAAATACGGTGATGTGTTTGTGCGCGGGTGCCGGGGATCTGGCCCCGGTAACTACAGCCCAACCCAAACAGAAAAGCGGCTTTGGAAATGGGGTGATTGGCTGGGCCGCGATTGCGCGTTGCCGCCGCGCCCCTTCCGGCTTTGCGTCTCTTATTCCCTCGAAACCCCGCGCGGCGCCCGCGAAGATTTTGGCCCCTATTGCAGCGAAGAATGGAGCGACAAATGACGTATTCTATCCGCGACCAGCAAGCGCGCGTTGCCGCGCTCGGGTTTAGTCCCGGCGCGATTGATGGCATGATTGGGCCGCTGACGCGCAAGGCCACACGGCTTGCATTGCGGGTGCGCGGCGGGCGATCTGTCGCTGACCTCTTCCACCCTTCGGGCCTGCATCGCATCCACTTGCACTGGACGGCGGGCGCTTATGGCGTGATCGATCTTGAGCGCCGCGCCTACAATGAGCTGGTCGATCAAGAGGCCAATGTGCATAGCGGGATCTTCCGGCCCGAGGCGCAAGCCAATTACCGCGTCGGACACGCGGCCAGCCATACGCTCAATGCCAATACGGGCGCCATTGGTCTGGCCCTCGATGCCATGGCCTACGCCAAAGAGCGGCCTTTTGATGCCGGATCTGCGCCGATCACGCCCGCGCAGCTCGATGCGCTTTGTGAGCGCGCCGCGCATCATGCCATGCTCTACGATATTCCGGTGTCGCGCTGGTCGATCCTGACCCATGCCGAAGTGCAGCAAACGCTTGGCATCCGCCAGCGCAACAAATGGGATATCACTTGGCTGCCGGGCATGGCCGCGCCGGGCGATCCGATTGAAGTGGGCGACCGGCTGCGCGCCATGGTGCGCGAGCGCCTGCAAGATTGGCAGGTAGCAGCATAATGGTTATTTATTATGGGGCCGTCTCTTGCATCATCACACTCACGATTATCGTGATGTGGTTATCATAATGGGCAAGCTCGCCACTCCCGCCTTGATCGCCGCGCTCTTGGCCTGCCTTGGTTTGGGCGGCGCGCTTTGGTGGAAGTCCGGCGAGCTGGTCGATCTGCGCCAGGACAAGATCGATCTGACGCATGAGCTGGCGGTAAAGGAAACGGCCATTGCCCAAGCCAAGGAAGCGCGCGCCGTCGCCGATGCCCGCGCCGCCCGCCATGCCGCCGAAGTGGTCGAGCTGGACGCGGTGAGAGAATGGATTAACCGGAGTGGAAACGATGCACCGATGCCTGATTTGCTGCGCCTTACTCTTGACCGGCTGTACGGCCCCGCGAATTGAGACGCGGTTTGTGGTTCCCGATGTGCCGGCCGATCTGCGCGCGCCATGTGTATCCAAGACGCGGCCATATCAAAGCGTGGCGGATGCGGCGTTGATCATCACGGACCTGTTGCAAGATCGCGCCTGCGCCAATGGCAAGATACTGGCAACGGACGAGATACTGACAGCAGCAGAGCGCCGCGCCAGTGGCCCTTCTAAGCAATCTGCGCACCCTCCCCCGCCGGGCGTGCCGTAACGCGCCTGTAGCGCGCTAAATTCCAACTGTCCCAAGGGGGGCAATACCGCGCCTCCCCAACTGGCCCCGCATCACGCGGGGTCTTTTTTTTGCGCGCGCGTAGATCATAGAACAATGGCCCAACCGGCTGCATGGCCGCGCGCATTCCATCGGGCCGAATCGCATGGCGCGTTCAATGAGAAAAAAATCACACAACGCGGCGGGGTGCGCTTGCGTTATAGGCGCCGCGCCCCCCTTGGATGTGTGTTTTTTTTGGTAGTGCATATAGATCATAAGAAGGGGCAAAATTAAAACGCAGCAATCCCAGCATGTTGCGAGGGGGCAAATGGACAGCACGTGTCCATTACAATGGACAGCACGTGTCCATTTGCGTTCCCTATCCGTTCGCGCGACCGATGTGGCCATTAGTATGGCCAGACTTGACACTATACCTGACGCCGTGTCACTTGGACGGACAGGCACCGCAGGCAAAGAGGGCATACCAGATGGAGCATATAAGGTTGAACAAGACGCAGGCCGATATGGTTGACGGGCGCAAGCCATGGCTCAAGTTGACGCGCATTGGCACGATTGAAATGTCGCGGCTGATCGGGGAAACTCCGAGAGGCGCGCGATTGCTTGCGGCCTTGTTCGCAGCAATGGACGATAACAACACAGTAGTGGCAACGCTCGACACGCTGGGCGAGCTTTCGGAAATGTCGGGGCGCACGGTTCAACGCGCCGTTGATGATCTGATGGAGCGCAACATTCTTGAGGTTCTGCAAATTCAGAAGCGTGGCGCGGCCCATGCCTACCGGATCAATGAGCGGGTTATCTGGTCGGGCCGGGGGCCGAAGGCGCGCGCCGTGGTCACTGCGCGGTTGCTCTTGCGCGGCGATGACCAAACACAGCCCGAGTTGGTTGGCACGCCGCAGGCACCGCTGCCCAATTTAGACCCTGACGCGTTGACCTTGTTCAAGAATGTGCATCAACCCGAGGGGTGGAATGATCCTCACACAACGCTGGATCAGCTCGATATGGACGCGCTGATGCGGCGCCCCGCCGAAGAGTAAACAAAGGAAAGCCCGCAAGATATCAAAGTATCTTGCGGGCCTTCTATCTTGCTAGCTTGCTAGGTTAGACTTCGCCAGCATCCGCGCGCAGCAATTCAAGCGCGCGCTCGACGAGCTGGTATTGCGGCGTGCGCGTCTTGGCCGATAGCACGCGCACATAGCTGGCCAGATCCGCATTGATCCGCACATTGAATGGCACTTGCGCGCTATCCTTTACGGTGTCCGTCGCGGGTATCGTGGGCGCCCGGCGCGGCGGCGGCGCGATGCCGCCAAGGCTGGTTGGCTTTTTCATAGCTGTTCTTTCTCTTGGTTGTCGTCCGGCATCAATATGTAGCGCGGCGGATACGCTCTTTTGATATTGGCCATCGCGTTGCAAATTGGCTCTGCCGCCATATGAAAATCGCGCTGGATCTGGACAAGCTGGCGCTGGTACAGGTCCATTAACTGCTGGTCGTCAACGCTCAGATCGGGCGGTAAGGTGACTACTTTCATGCGTCTGCCCCTTGTCCTGCCATCATCACGGCGGCAACCTCTGCCGCCAGTGCCTTGGCCTCTTCATTGATCCGCTTGTGTGCGGTTTCGGATGCGGCGCGCCCGATAGTGTGGGCCTGCCGGATGGTGGGCAGCTCGCGCAGCTCGCCATCGAGCGCGATCAGCCCGGCGCGCTTGATGTAGTCGCAGACCTCTGCCCGCTCTCTGGCCGATCCTCTGACGCGGCCAAGGCCAAGCCGGATCTTGCCGGGCGCGATGCCTGCCTCTTCCAGCTCGAACGCAACCCGCATTTGCGGTTCCAGATCGTCCAAGCTGTAGCCGGTCGGCAAGATAACCAGATCTGACTTGCGCGCCATGGTCAGCCCACCGCGCTCGGCATGGGCTGGCCCGTCCAGAATGAGCAGATCAAACCGCGCGGCTTCGGCAAGCGCGCGTTCAACGCTGCGGAATTTCTGCACGTCCAGATCCGGCTCGATGCCGTCGCGGTCGCGGCGCAGCTTCCAGATTGTTGACGTGCCTTGCGCCGCGTCCAGATCCGCGATCATCACGCGCCAACCGGCGCGCGCCATTTCAACGCCCATGAGGCGGGCGAGGGTGGATTTGCCGACCCCGCCTTTCTGACTGATAAGCGATAGGATCATGCTGCGGGTTCCTCTTCGGCTGGCGCTTCCTCGTCATAAAGCGTCTCAACAATGGCGGCGCAGAATGTTTTGAGCGCGTCTTGCTGGTCGGCGTCCAGTTTGCGCATGGCATTAGCAAAATCATCATAACGGGTCATTGATCCGCCCCCGAAGTGCGCCGCCAGCTCGGCCAGGACATAGGGCGTCTGCTCGCTGTCGTCCTCGGCCAGCATTTCAACCATGCTGTCCCGCGATATCGTTAAGTGTGCGTTGTAGTCTGCCATTGGTTTAGCTCCTTTGCTGCGGCGCGTTCGCTGCGCCTGAAAGGTAGCTTGCCAGATTGCTAGCAAGGTATCAAGCAAGATTGCTAGCTAGCTATCTTGGCGTATATCTGCCAGTGCGGGCAAGCGGTCTGGCTCGTCAAGTAGATCATCCATATTATCATGCATACTTAGGGCCGGGCGGATAAGCCTGATAGCCCGCATCTTGGCATTGTGCTGCCGCCGCGTTTTGATCGCCGATAGGATGGTTTTGATTGAGCGGGTTTGCATTTATGCGGCCTCCAACATGGTGAGTGCGATATCTTCCAGCGCCGGGGTGCGTATCATATTCAGGCGTCCAACGGCGCGATCTGCGAGTAGGCGCTGGCGGGGCAGGTAGGTTTCCAGAATTTCCATACCGCGCTTGATCGAGTGGCCCGATACTGAACAGATATCAGGAATGAGCGCGCCCGATTGTGCGGCCCAAACCATGCCGGTGCGGCGCAGATCCGACGCGCATAGCGGGCCTTTCAATGTCGCCTCGCGCACGGTGCCATCCAGCCCTAACAGCGACGGCATATCCTTTGCCGCCTCGGCGCGCACAGCGGCCCATGCCCGTTCAAAGCTGCGCTCGCCATAGCCTGCGCCGGTGGTTTCGCTGGTGATCAGCGCGCCGGTGCCGGTGATCGGGCCAAGGCGATCCGCTGCGACGGGATGCAAAAGAAAGTTCAGCTCCGCGCCGGTCTTGCTCTGCGTGAAATAAAGCGCGCCATCCTGCACTTGCGCGGCGGTAAAGGATAGCGCATCGCCGGGCCGCTGCATGGTGGCGGTGATCAGAATGGCGGCGACGGCCACGGACGGGCGCCCGATCCGGTCGGCGGCGTTCACCATGGCCCAAAGCTCGTCTCTTGTCCCGACGCGCTTGCGCCGGGCTGGGCTATCAATGCGCAGCGATGCGGCGGGATTGCTGCGCGCTTGGCCCAGCTCAATCGCCCAAGTGAAGAGGGCGCGCAGGGTGCCAAGGTGGTTGTAGGCATCGCGCGCGCTCGATGCGGCCAGCTTGGTGTGCCAGCCGCGCACAACGCTGGCGGTGATCTGCTCGATGCGCTTGGCGCCCAGATCCGCGCGGGCGCGGGCAAGGTGGCGCGCATAGTGGCGCCGCGTGCTGGCGCGGATGCCGGTGAGGTAAGCGGGGTGCGCCTGATACCGCTCGATCATGTGGCCAAGCGTGGCGGGCGCGCTGCTGGCCGCGCCATCTGCGAGCTGCGCATCTGCGGCGGTGTTCAGCTCGTCGGCGGCGTTGAGATTTTCCGAAGATAAAAGGCCAAGGGCCGCGCCCTTAAACCCGAGCTTGCGCAGGGATTTTGACGGCTCCCAAAAGATCCTATCTTTCTTGATCTGGACGCGGGGCGTGGCTTTAGCACGGCGGATTAGGCTGGCGGTCATGGTGGTATCCTTTGCATGTGGCGGCGCTGGTTCGCATTAGCGCGCTGCTTTGTTTTGATTGGCCATCACTTCGGCCAGGCTATAGATCGTCTGTTGCTGGTCTGGTGTGAGGCTGCGGTAATAGGTCAGTAGTTTCAGCTCTTGCAGGTTTTGGGTTTCGGGTTGCGGCGTCATGGCCAGCGCGGGCATTAATTCCGCCGGCCGACAGTCCAGAATTTCCGCAAACAGCACGGCCTTTTCAGGCTTCATATTGATCTTTCCACTTTCCAATTTTGACAAGAGCTGCTGCGAAATACCAGCGGCTTCGGCCAGATCGGCTTGCGTCATGCCCTTCGCAATACGCCTTAGGCGAAGCGGGCTAACTGATTGCATTTTCTATTCCTTCCAAGCGTGGCCGCGATCTTTACTCCAATTTGGATTAGCCCAATTGTTTATCGTTGTAATCCATTTTCTGACTGTTACAACCTTTTACTACAAAATGGATTAATCAGGGGTTGTGATGTGACATTGGGTGAATGGGCGGATGCTCACGGTTTAACGGATCGTGAGATTGCCGAGCGCATGACAAAATGGCAGGAAAAACAAGGCATTGATGATAGTGTAAGTGTTCCAGCGGTGCAGAAATATCGGACGGGCAGGGTGCCAAAGTCTGACCGGATGCTGGCGATCTTCGGCATCACTGATGGCTGGGTAACGGCCAATGATTTCTATGATCTGCCGGTGGTGGTTGCATGACGAACCCCGCTTATGAAGAGATTCGCCGCGCGCGGAGTGAAGAGGCATCGCTGATTTCGGCCATGCTAAAAGATCGGGTCGATGCTCTGGCGCCGCTGCTGCTGCCCGAAGGGCGCCGCGAGGGTGCCAATTGGCGGGCCGGGTCCAAAGGGTCCAAGTCAATCGTTCTGACCGGCCCTAACCGGGGCGTGTACCGGGATTTTGAACAAAGCTCTGACGGCATGGATATGCTGAAAGCGATTGCAGAATTGCTGCATAATGGATCTTTGCGCGAGGCTGTCGCATGGGCGAAAAGCTATCTTGGCATGGCCGATATGGATGCGGGCGCCATCGAGCTGGCGCGGCGCAAATCCGAAGAGCGGGCCGCAAAGGATCGCAAAGACAAGGCGGCGCAGGATCTAAAGCGCCGGTCGCAGGCGGGCGGGATCTGGCATAGCGCCGCGCCGCTGGCCGGGACCATGGCGGAAACCTATCTGCGCGATGCGCGCGGCATTCATCTTGACCGGCTGGCCGCGCCGCCGAACGCGCTGCGCTTCTCGCCAAAGGTCTGGTGCAAGGATCGGCGCGGCGAATATCCGGCGATGGTGTCGAGCCTCTGGCGCATGGGCGATCCGAAGCTGGTGGCGGTGCATCGCACCTATCTGGATGCCGCGCCGGATGGATCTGTTGACAAGGCTAAAACCAATACGCCGCGCTCGATCCTTGGATCGTGGCCCGGCGCGGTTATTCCCATTCAGCGCGGCGAAGCTGGCACGCGCTGGAAGGATATCGAAGAGGGCGAGCTGGTCGCGCTCGGCGAGGGCATCGAAGAGGGGCTATCGGTGGCGCTGGTAAAGCCAACGTGGCGCGTGGGCGCGGTGGGGTTCGTCGGCAATTTCAGCAAGATCGCCTTGCCTGTGTGGTGCCATCTTATGATCTGCGCAAACAATGATCCGCCCGGTAGTGAGGCGGCGATTGCGATTGATAGGGCGGTGCCTGCCTTGGAAGAGCGCGGCCATGTGGTGCGCGTCCTGCGCCCGCCAAACGAGTTCAAAGATTGGAATGATTTTTTGCGCGGGGTGAAACGTGGCCGATAGTGATTTTAAAGACAGTGAAGAGGCGGTGCGCGCGGCGCTCGATGCGCAGGCAGATCCTCAAGGCCCGCGCGTGATTGTCGCCGGGGCGGATAAGTCGCTGCGCGTTGATGATCATGGGCGGATGATTGTGAGCGCCGCGCCCAAGCTCAGCCAGTTGCCCCCAGATGCGCCGGTGCGGGCGCTCGGGACGCATGGCAATAAGTGCTATTTTCTCGATGCGCATTCGCAGCTCAGAGAATTGCCTGCCAAAGAGGTCAACCGCACGATGGTCTTGCATATGTTCGGCGACGAAACGCAATGGATCTATGACCTATGGCCGGTGCTGCGCAAAAGCGAGGATGATCTATGGGTTATTACCGGATGGGATGCCAGCAAGGCGCAAGAAAGCATGTTGCGCGCCGTCGCGCGGCGCGGCCTGTGGCGCCCGCAAGATCATGTGCGCGGGCGCGGGACGTGGGACGTGGGCAAGGGGCGGCTTGTGGTTCATGCGGGTAATTGCTTGCATTTTTCCGATGGAAAGGTCGAGCGGCCCGGCTTGATCGGCGCCGATGTTTACCCCGCCTCGACCCTGGCCCTTGCCCCCGCGAAAAAAGGCGAAGGGCCAAGCGCCTCTGAGGCCGTCGAAGAGCTGCTGGAATTGTTCGGCCTGTGGAATTGGGCGCGTGAGTTTGATGGGCGTTTGCTCTTGGGCTGGGTGATCGCGGCCATGGTGGCCGGTGCCTTGGGCATCCGCCCGCTGGTCTGGGTGACGGGCGAAAAGGGAACGGGTAAATCATCCTTGGTCGGCGAGGATGGTATCATTCATAAGATCTTCGGCGATGGTATCCTTATGACGGCCAACACCACGGCGGCGGGCCTTTATCAAAAGATCGGCTATGACGCGCTGCCGGTGGCGATAGACGAAATTGAAGCCAAGCGCGGCAACCAGAAAACCGAAGCTGTGATCGAGCTGGCGCGGCAAGCCTATTCGGGCGGCATGGTATTGCGCGGCGGCGCTGACCATGAAGGCAAAGAGTTTCGGGCAATGTGTCCGGTGCTGTTTGGCTCGATCCTGATACCGCCCTTGATGCCGCAAGATCTATCGCGCCTTGCGCTGTTGAACCTGCGGCCCTTTGATATTGACGCGCAGGAACCAAAGGTAGAGCCGGGCCGTCTGGGCGAGCTGGGCCGGGCCATGCTGCGCGGGATGCTGGATATGTGGCCTAAATGGCCGGAGCGACTGACCGTCTGGCGCGATTATCTGCAAGGGCTTGGCCATGATCAGCGCGCCAGCGGCCAGTTTGGCACGCTCTTGGCGATGGTCGACCTGCTCATGCATGACACGCCGCCAAGCGAAGAGAATATGGAGCATATCGCGGGCCGCATGACGCCGGTGACATTGCTTGAAACGCAATCTGCCAGCTCGAACGCTGAGCGGTGCGTAGGCTATGCTATGTCGCGCCCGCTGCATTCGTCGCGCGGCGGTGAGCAAATGATGGTGTCCGAGCTGGTCGCCTGCGCGGTGCGGCGCTACGGCGGCGAAATGGAAAACCCGATAAAGCCGCTCGATGCTGTGCGCTATTTGGAGCGCGCCGGGGTGTCGGTTCTAGTCCAGCAATCGGACGGCGGCGAGCTGAAATTAACCAAGCCGGTCAGAGTCGCGCCGCATGACCTGAAAGATATTCTCGATGCGGAATTTGACGGCGGGGATCTGGGCGTGTTCGTCGCGTTCTCGCCCGATGGTGACGGCATTTTGGAGCTGTTCAGGGGGTCCGATTGGGAAGGCGTGGCGGGCGCGCACAACCCCTATGTGCAGGCGCTTGAGCGCGTGCCGGGCGCGCGGCGGGCTGCGAATGTTGTGCGGGTTGGGGTGAGATCCTGCCGCCCGATTTTGGTGCCGATCAAGCAATGCGTTGATGTGCCAAGCGCGGCGGAAGTGGCGGCGGGGTCTGGCAATGACAATTGAAGGTCGGGCAGTGACAATTGAAGAGCGCCGGGAAATGCTAGACGCAATGCGCCGGCCGCAGCGGCTTATGCTCAAGCGGGCCTATGCTAAAACGCAGCGGCATCCGTTGATGATGGACGGGCCAAACATGGCCCGCGTTGCGCAAGAAATGGTGCGCCTTGGCTATCTGAAACAATGCCGCGCCGGGTATGTTCTGACGGGCGCTGGCTTCAAGCTGGCCTTCGCGCTGCGCGTGGATGGCTGGCCGAATTGTGAAAAGGGAAGGGGTTAGATTATGATGATGTCACTAAAGCGGGTAACGTGGAAACGCGACCCGACCGAAGAGGAATATGAGCAATTGAAGAGGGCAATATTTTTTGGCCCTTCTGTTTTTGAAAGGGGCCGTGAATGGCTGTTTCTCTGGGGTGATGATCCTGAAATTCACGCTGACACGCCGCCCGGCTACCGCCGGATTAACTAAACGATAAAGCGCAACCGACTATGCCGACTATGCCGATTGCGCTGCGGATCTGCGAGCTGGTGAGGGCGTGCGTTTACCGCTTCCAGCGATCCGGCCAAAGGCGGCGCGGCGTTGCGGCCAGCAGCTCGGCGGCGGCTTGTACGCCAATGGGCGGCGCGTCGTCGCGGCCCTTGGGCGGGGTAAACCAGCGGCGCACCTGCTGGCCGGGCATATCCAGCGCGCGCGCAACCTCGACACGCCAATGCGGTCCGAGAACGCGGGCGAAGAGGGCGGCGGTGCGCTCGCGCGCGGCGATTTTTTCTGCTGTGGTCATGGCCTGAGTTCTCCTCTATATCGAAACTTGTCCTTTGCGGACAACAGGGGCGGCGCTGGTTCGCAAAATCATAAAGTGCCGCCCCGACCCTTTCCCCTTACTCTTCAATTCTTTGCCTTAGGGATTTGCCGTTAAACATTGTCCAGCCGGTGCTTTCCTCTAGGTCCAGATATTTTTGGTAAAGATCGGGCCTTTGATTCGCGCCATGTTTTAGGTCGCGGCTGCATCCCATAATGCAAAATACGCAAGAAAGCCGTTCGTTGCCTTCGTATGCCCAGAAGGGCTTTTGTTCCGCATTCTTGATAATGGCAAAGACATGCTGCGTCGTTAGGTGATGAATGGGCATGTATTCATAAACCTCGCGCCCCGCCTTGCTTAAAACCGCGTTGATTTTTAACGGTTCTTTTTTGGCACGGCTGGGGCTTTCTTCTGAGCGAATTCCGGTGCAATTCAGGGCCAGCGTTGCGCCGCGTAACTTCATATCGTTTCTGATAAATTTGTGTATTGGGTTGCGCTTCAAGTCGCTGGTGCATTGGCGGGTTGCGCTGGATGGCCAGGACGGCACGTCAGGCCGGGTTTTGGCGCGCTGCTCCACCATTTCAAAGAAAGTTTTGCCCGCGCTGACTACGTGCAGCCGGTGGGCTATTGTCGCGCGAATGTGGTCTTGCACGCCGGTCCATTCGATTTCGCCTAGATCTGCGTGAACAGCGATGATTTGCGCATCGGGAACAAAGCGCCGGATTTCTGAATACATTGCTTGGCTATCTTTGCCACCGCTATGCGACACGTAAAACAGGGCGCCGCGCGCAACAAACTGCGCGATCTTTTCTTGTTCCAAAATCATACCCCGCACCCCACTGCAATAAAGACCATTCCGAAAAGCGTTGTGATAAGCGCCAGCATGGCGAGAATGTCGCGGATCATACCCCCAGCCCCCCTGCAATGAAGATCAGGGCGCTAGTCAGCATGGCAAAGACGGCAATTGCGATCACAAGCGCGCCGATCAGCATGGCCAGAATGGGCCTTTCGCCGAAAATCGTTTTAAACATGGTTCGTTCCTTTGCGTTTGTCGGCGGGTTCGCGTGTCGCCGATAGTCTGGCCGGAATTGGCGCAGGGTGCAGCGGCCCGAGCTGGGGCCGCTGGCGCTGCGTCACGCGGCGAGCTGGTGCGCCTCTGCGGCCCCGCCCCATTGCAGCGCCATGGCCTGCGCTACGCCGGGAAAAAACCGGCTGCGCTCTTTCCAGCGGTTTTTGCCGGGGCTGGCCTTGTGGACGCTATCGCGCGCCGTGGTGCCGTCGAGCGTGCCGGTGCGGTCCAGCTTGGGCAGGCCGCGCAGCCAAAGGCATGTGCGCTTTTTCTCATTGTCGGGGCCGTGTTCGTCGGTCCCGAATTGCCACGGCTGGACGCTCTGCGCGGCGGGCTGAAAGTTGCGAATGCGCTCTTTTGCGTGCGGGTGCATGACCGGATTTTCTACCGCGATCATGGGAATATGCGGCACGTTCCACACGTCCGAAAACAGCGCCGCGCCCGCGTCTAGGTGCCGCCAGATCATCGCCAAGCGATCTTCATGCGATAGCGTCGGCCAAGCTGCCGCCTCGTCGGGCGTGCAGTCAGCGGGCGGGTTTGTCGGTGGCGTTGTCAGCCAACGCACGCCGGAATTGCAAAGCCGGGTGCAAGGCGGGTGCATCACGGCCAGAATGTCCCAATCATCCTGCATCATCACGTCGCGCACGTCGCCGGTGATATGGCGATTGCTGGGCCGCTCGGCTGGCAGTAGGTCGCAGCTCCAAGCGTCATGGCCTAGAGCGTTGAACGCATCGCGCACAACGCCGGATTGCTCGCACCCGATCAGCACTTTAAGCGCGCGCTGCGGGTGGGCATCGAAGAGGGGGAAAAGGCTGGTTTGCAACATCAAACCGCCTCCCCGTTGACTTCGTACAAGTCGCCGTCGCCGTCCATGCTGGCTTCGCCCAAGATCGGGCTGCCATCCGGCCAAGCGCCGAAATTGCTATCAGCGCAATCGAGATTGTCGCGCAAAATGCGGCGCGCGTCGGCCTCGCTATCGGCGGTCACTGTAAGCGCGACCAGCATTTTCACGTCAAAAGAAAAAGTTTTCATTGGTTCAGCCCTCGCCCTTTTCTGCGGTTTCAAGATCCTCGGTAATCCATGCCATCGCGGTGCAAATGTCGCTCCATTCCTCGTCATGCTCGGGCGTGCCTTCGGGGATGCAATCCTCGCGGTAGCCTGCCAGCGCGCTCCAGATCGTTTCAAGGTGGCTGGCCCTATCGTCGCGCGTCAGTGTGGTTTCATGCGGCCAGCGCGCCGCGTTGAGCGCGGTCAGCTCCGCGTTCAGGATCACGGCCCTATCTGCGGCGCTGGCCATGCGGCGCAGCTCGGCGAAAGCCTCTTTGACGCCCTGCGGGGTGCCGTCTGCATAAACGGCCAGCAGGGGCAAAAGGTTGTTGCTCCAAGTCATTGAGATATTGATTTCCATGGGTCTAGTCCTTTGCGGTTTTCGGCGGGTTCGCATGTCGCCGGGGGTCTGGCCGGGATTGGCGCAGGGTGCAGCGGCCCCGAGCTGGGGGCCGCTGGCGCTACGTCACTCTGCGGCGATTGCGATATCTGCCATGCTGGCGCATTCCTGCGCGTAGTTGCTGGCTTTCTGGGCTGCGCTGGCGGCGCGGAAAATAAAGCGTTTGTCGTCCTTCAAGGCTTTTAACCAGCTCGCAACGTAGGCGGCGGAATTGTCAAAGTCTGGTTCTGCGCCGATATGCGCGCAAAGGAATACTGACCCAATTTCTGCGACCAGCTCTTCGAGCGCGCGCCCGGCGGTCGTGTCATATTTCTTGTCGCGGTCCAGACGCTTGGTTGCGCCGGTCCAGTGGATCAGCTCATGGGCAAGCGTGCCGTAAAACTCATGGGCGGTTTTGAAATTTTTGACGGGCGGCATGTGGATGCTGTCAGAGGCCGGGCGATAGCAAGGGTTTGTACCATCGATCTTGATCGCCGCGCCGGTCGCGGCGAAGAACGTCTCTAGATCCTCGATCGGGCGCGCGCCGGTGTCGATATCGTCGGCCCCGGTCCAGCTCCAATTGTCGGGCAGATCGTCAATTTGCTGGACGTTAAAAACGGTGTATTTTTTTAGGAAAGGGATTTTCTCAACCTTGCCCGCGTCGTTTTCCTTCTCAAAGGCTGAGGCAAAAACGACCGTTGTACCCTTAGACCCTTTGCGCACCATGCCGCCGAGCTTCTTGGCCTGCTGAAATGTCATGTAGCTGGGGCAGCTCCAGCCGTTTTCCTCTGCGGCCATCCACAGCAGCAGCACGTTAATGCCCTGATACGCCTCGCCGGTGACGCGCAGCGGCAATGCGCCGCCGGTGCCGCCGGTCCAATCCTTCGACCATGGGCGCGTACCGCTTTCCAGTGCGTCAATGAATTTATCCGTGATCATCTGGTGAATGTCGATTTTTGGCTGTGCCATGGGTCTATTCCTTTTGCGGGTTGGCCGGGTTCGCAATCCGGCGGGGCCATCCAGCGGCCTTGGATCATAGATAGAAACCAATGGTTGCGCAGTCAAGGGGGTAAAATGCAGATAATTTGCGCGCGGCGCGTCTCGATATGCCAGAACACAACCCCGCACCCCAGATTTACCCCTTCCCCCGACCCCATCGGGATGATAGCTAATCGGGGCCATAGCGCGGCGCAGCGCGGGCGATTTGTTACAGCGCAAGGCGGGATTGTAACGCCGATGTAACAACGCCAAGCCATTGATCACACGGCATAAATCCACATTCTGTTACAATGTTACAATGTTACGCGATGCCCTATCGTGATCACATACACGCGCATACATGCGGGCAAAGTAATGTAACAACGTAACATTGTAACAGAGATGTATATTTAGATGCAATTTCAACGGTTTAGCTATGTTACATCGCTGTTACATCGCTTCGACCATTGTAACAGCATCGACGTTTAGGAAGGCTTATCAATGGCTTAGCCTATATTCCGCTTTACTACATTTCGGAGTTGAATTGTTGTAAACCTCGCGGCTATCTTGCGAGGGCATCGGGGCGCGCCATCGGCTGCGCCTCGCCCGGCAAGATCGATTTAAATAATAGGCTGATATTCGCGCTATGGCTGATCGCTTCCCTCCTGACCCTTCCGGCCTTGTGACCGGCGCGGCGCTGGCCATCGATGCCAGCGATTGGGGCGACGATGCCGGGGCCAGCCAGCCGCAAGGATCGCTATTCGGCGCTGATCCGGCGGAGCCAGACGGGGCAGGCGCGCTGCCAGAGATGGAAGCAGCGCCGCGCGGGCGGGGCCGTCCCGCCGGATCGCGCAACAGGTCGACCGAAGAATGGTCGCGTTTCATCCTGACCCGCTACCGCTCGCCGCTCTTAGGGCTGGCTGAGCTGGCGCAGGCAACGCCCAAGGATCTGCAAACGGATCTAGGTGGCGCGCCGGTCAAGGATGCGCCCGGCGGCTGCACACTGGTGGAGGCGGTGCGCCTGATCATGGCGGCGCAGCAGGCCCTTGCGCCCTACCTGCACCAGAAACAGCCGTTGGCCATCGATGCGGGCGGGGTCGGCATGATGCAGGTAATCATCCAGACCGGCAACGCATCGGATGCGGGCCAGACCTTCGACATTCAGCCAATCGAAGAAACTGAGGAATTTCAACAGCTTACAGCCGAGGGCGTTGACCTGTCGGAAAGCGATGGTCGGAACGAATGACACAAGCCATTGAAACAATGCAGAAATTTGGCAACCTGTCGGCGGGTACAACACCCGCCGACACTGGCGCGCCGGTGGCCAAGCGGTCCAGCCTCGCTGCCCTTCTCGGATGCGCGGCCAGCGCGGCCAGCGCGCGCGCATGGGTGGGGGGTCGATCCGGCCAGCGACCCCCCCTCCCCCCTTGCCTGAACAGCCTTCCCCCCTCCCTGAGACAAGAATTGGTCGGTGCTAAAGGGTCGATCATGGGGTGTGGGGGGCTTGGCCATATCGGGGTGTGGGGAAAGATCACAAAACGCAAAGGACGAAACGATGATGGATTTCAGTTTTCAGGGGAAAAAGAACCTCTACCTATGCCAGACGTGCGGGCATGGGTTTGTCAGTCAGGATATGGCCGAGGGTACAACGCCCGATATGACGCCCTGCCTCAATCGCAATTGCACGTCCATGGCGCACAGCATGATGTATGCGGCGCCGCAGGAGATGCTTGCGGATATGGAACCCGCCGTGACGTGGCACCGGCCCATGGTGCGGCAGCTAGAGACGATGAAACCGGCCATGGTCGAGTATGTCAGGCAAGGCGGTTTAATCCGCAGCGTCGTGGCTGTCAATTCGGCCTTGGGGCCGCAAAAGAAAAAACGGCCAGCCTTCCAGGCGTGATCAGCGGGGGAACCTGCAATGCTTGATCGCCTGCGCGATGAAACAATAACGCGCCGGTTCACCAAGCCGGGGCCGGTCGGCGCGGCGTTTATGAATGCGTCGGGCCGGATCGTCGGCATTATGGGGCCGCAGGGCGGTGGTAAAACCACAATCATCGTCAACCGGATCTTGACCAAGGCGGCGCAGCAGCCGCCGTCGCCGATCGATGGCATCGCGCGCTATCGCTGCGTGGTCTGGATGCGGACCTATCGCGAGCTTTGGGCCAAGGTTATTCCCGATTGGCTGGAATGGGTGCCTCAGAAGAACAAGGCGTTTGGCATCACTTGGACGGGCGGCGTCGATAACCCCGCTGAACATAAGTTCAAGTTCGTTGCGATCCAAGACGGCAAAAAGAAGATCGTTCACGCCGAGGTCTGGTTTCGAGCAATCGGCGAGCAAACCCCGACCGAGGCGGCAAAGGGTCTGCACGCGACCGATGGATGGTTGCCAGAAAGCACGTCTGCCAGCGTGGAAATGCGCAAGGCGCTTTATGGCCGTCTGGGCCGCTACCCGTCGCGCGAGCATGGTGGCGCGCCCTTCCGGCAGCTCTTTTGCGATTGGAACGCGGGTGATCCATACAACTGGACAACGGAGTATTTCATAACCGAGCGCCCGCTTGGCATCGATGATGCCGGGCGCCCGATTGTCGAGTTTTTCCGCCAGCCCGGCGGGCGCGAAGCCGCAGCCGAAAACATGCACAACCTGCCCGAAGGCTACTACCGCGACCAGATCGCGGCGAACGCGGATGATCCTGATTGGATCAGGCGGATGGTCGACAATGAAATTGGCTTTATGCGCGACGGTAAGCCCGTCTATGAGAATTTCAGCGATCATTTGCACGTCTCGGATATCGAGCTGGTGCCATGGCGCGGCGTCAAGTTGATCCTAGCGGCGGATGCGGGCCTGACCCCGGCGCTGGTGATCATGCAGCGCAACCAGTTCGGCGAAGTGCAGATCTTGGAAGAGGTCACATCGCGGCGCGCGGATGCGGAAACCTTTGCGGATGCAGTGTTGCTGCGAATTGATAGCCCGCGCTATGCCGGGTGCCAGACGCCTACGGAAATGTTTGTTGATCCGACCGCCTTAAATGCCGGTGAGGCCAGCGCCAAGGGTGAGGCGGCGGAGCTGTCGAGCTGGGCCAAGATCGTGGCCAAGACTACGGGCCTCGCCGTGCGCCCGTCGCGCTGCAAAAACGATATCGTGACGCGCGTTGGATCGGTCCAGCAAATGTTTAAGCGCCGGATCGGCAACCGCGCCGCCTGCAAGATCGACCGCAAGCATTGCCCCGAGCTGATCAAGGGCTGCGCGCGCGATTACAAATATGAAAAAACCGCCGTTATGACTTCGGGCGGCATCGATTATCGCGACAAGCCAACCAAGAATTTTGCAAGCCACGTCTGCAACGCGCTGGAATATGGCGCGGCGAACGCGGGCGAACAAGACATGCTGACCGGCAAGGCCGACCGCAAAGCGGCAGCGCAGCAGGCAGCGGCGGCGCGCGCCAAGCAAGCCACCGGGCGGGCCAGCGATCCCCTTTCATCTTATGGAGGACGATGATGAACACCGCAGAACCGGCAGATCTATACACGGCATCGATGATGGACGCGGACGTCGCCAAAAAGCGCGAGCTGGCCCGCGAGGCGCGGATGGAGCGCAACCGCGCGGCGACCCTCTTCTTGAGGCGCCGTTTGAAGGCGGGCGATAGAATACGCGCCACGCGCGGCCAGTGCTGCGCCGGGCCGGAAACCTACACATTCCTGAAATGGGACGGGGGCTGGATCGTGTCGGCCAGCCTTATCGATGATATCATTCCGGCATCCGTCACCAAGATCAACCGCGTGCCGGTAGATCCATGCGCCGCTGCGCCCGATGCCGGGGCGCGCGCCTGATGGTTTCCTTTCATCCCCTCACGCCCTGGACGCTCGATGTGCGCTATCAGATCGAGCAGATCGCGGCAGGCATGGCCGATATGGACGCGCTGGAAATCTTCGGCCTGCGCCCGCTCGACCATGACGGGGAAAACGTGGTCAGCGATATCGCGCAGATCATCAGAAACGGCGCGCTAATCGATGGCTTTGTGGCAACCCGCGATGTGGACGGCGCGGCGGTGCCGTTTGCGGTGGCGCTCGCCTTCAGGGGAACCATGCCAAACGTCGCAGATCTGGCGATGTTCGGGCGCAAGGGCCATGCCCGCGCGATGCCGGCCGTTTATCGCGAGCTGTTTTCACGCTCGATCACGTTTGGCCCGCGTCACGATATCAAAATGGCGCAAGTGCCGGTGCTGGCAAAGCATCGCGCGGCGCGCCGGATGCTGCGCAGTGTCGGGGGCCGCGAGGTCTTTGATTACGGCCCGATTGGCCCTTACCGGCTGTCCTACATTCACACCATTTGGAGTTTTTAATATGGGTTTTCTAAAGCCAAAAATCCCGGCGCCGGTAGTGGTGGATCAAAAGCCCGCGCCGACAATGGATGATGATGCAGTGCGCCGCGCGGGTGATGAAGCCGCGCAGCGGGCAGCGGCGCGGCGCGATAGCACAGATACAATCCTGACGGGCACGGTAAAGCGCCGCGCGGGCGGTCTGGCGCAGGCCAGCCGCACCACAACCGGGGGGAACCCAAATGCTTGATAATGGCGATGATGTAAAGCGCGCGGTCAGCCGCGCCGAATACCGCAAAACATTGCGCGAGCCGATAGTGGCGCGCCGTCTTGAAGTCTCTGAATTGATGCGCCCGCTGCGCGAGGATTGGGAACATGAAAGCGAGGGCCGGGCGCGCGGCGTGCGGCGCTATGACGGCACGGCGGTCTTGGCCCTCGATCAAGCGGGCGCCTCGATCTACTCGATGCTGACCGCGACGGATAACATTTGGGCGCCGCTCGATTTTGAAGAGGAATGGCGCAAAGAGGATGCCGACGCGCGGGCATGGATCAATGAGGTCAGCCGCATCGTGTTCCGCTCGCTCGATCCGGCGCGCGACAACTTCTATAACGATGCGCCCGAGGTCATTCTGGACAGTATCGGGCTTGGCGACGGGGTGTTTTATTCCGCCCGCCCGCCCGGCGCTGATTTTTTCCACTCCAAGGCAATCCCATGGCGCGAGTGCGTTTTTGATATCGGCAATTTCGGCGAGGTTACGCATTTTGATCGCTGGTATTCCGAACCGATTTGGAACGTCGCGGATCTGTTTGGCAAAGATAAGCTGTCGGAGCGGATGCAAAAGAAGCTAGCCGATACGCCGAATGAAAAGGTGCGCTTGCTGCATACCTGCTACCCAAACGATGGCTCGAACCGGATCAGCTCGGTGCATCGCTACGTCTCGCTCTATGTTTTGCTGGAAGATAAAAACAGCGCCGTGAGCTGGGGCGGCTATCGCGATATGCCCTATTATGTCAGCCGGTGGGGCGTGGGATCTGGCCAGACTTATGGCATGGGGCGCGGCCTCTTCGCTCTGCCCGATGCGCAGGTTCTCAATGAAATGTCGCGCACCTCGATCTTGGCCGCGCAGCGGATCGCTGAGCCACCACTGGCCGCGCATGACGAGCTGGTAGGCTTGGTCAGTATGGACCCGAACGCGCTGAATTACGGCGCGGTCGATGATGCGGGCAATCAACTGGTGCGCCCGATCACGACCGGCGCAAATGTCGGCATCACTCTGGAAATGCAGGATCAGCGCCGCCAGCAGATCAAGGATATCTTCTATCATGCGATGCTGTCGCTGGTTGGTTCACCGACGCCTTCGGTTGTCGAGATCCTCAAGAATGACGAGCGCCGCGATCAGTCGATGGGGCCGAACCTTGCGCGCATTATTTCCGAGTTTCTGGCGCCCTTTATCGAAGGCCGCTACCGCGAGCTGAAACGGGCGGGCCAGATCCCGCCCGCGCCGCCGGTCGCACAATCGGCAAAGCTCAAAGTGCGGTTTGTCTCGCCGCTGGCAAAGGCCCACAAAGCCCAAGCGGCGCAGGCCACCATGCAGGCGGTGCGCGGCGTGACAGAGATTGCGCAGCTCGATCCGCGCGCGGCCATGATGATCAACGGGATGCGCGCCGCCAAGCGCGTGATCGATGGTCTGGCCGCGCCCGACGATATCATGGCGACGAAAGAAGAAATTGACGCCTTGATGCAAGCCCAACAGCAAAAACAGGAAAATGCGCAAGGTCTGGAAGTGGCCGAGCGCGGCAGCCGTGCTGTTGAAAGTCTGGCCCGCGCCGAACAGGCAACGGCAGAACCACAATAACCGCAAGGGAATATAACAAAATGTCTAGCACTTTTACACGCGCCACGGTCGGCTTTCTGGCTCTGGTATCCGCCGTCAGCGGCATCGCAATGGTCGCGCTCTGGTCTATTGAACGCTACACCAACGGCGTCTGGTGGGCCTCGCTTCTGGTTGTGATCATCGCCCTTGTGGCGGTGATGATGATTTACGCCTCAACGCTGCATGATCCGATCTATCGCTGGATCAAGGAACCCGCCGAAAAGGCCAAGGCCGACGAAGCACACCGGCGCGCATTGGAGCGGGACGCCTCAGTTGCCAAGCGCGATGCGGCCAGGAAAGGAGGTGGCGCATGAATTACGAGATCCTAAAATATTTCGCCTATGAGCATCTGCCGCCGCATCTGCAAAAAATCAGCAAGCCATTTCACGATATGGCCTATGAGGTCTTTGGCGCGTTGCCGCCTTGCGCTGAAACATCGGCGGGCTTGCGCAAGCTGCTAGAGGCCAAGGATTGCGCCGTGCGGGCAGCGGTATGACTGCGCCTAGCAATCCTTATGGGCCGCTCGGGCTGATTAAGTCCGTGCTGCGTTGCGACGACGACACCGCCTTGGCTGTGAAAAACAACCTGGGCGGCGTGCTGTCGCATGAACCAACGCGGGCATTCATCGCGATTGCTTGGCACCTCGCAAACACCACTGCCACCAGCAAGGGTGGCAGTGATAAATCCGTTTACATCAATGAGGGCAAGCGCATGGCCGGGCTGTTTCTAGTGCAGTGTGCCGGCCGCGGGCTTGACCTATCCACTTTCAGCGAACCAAAGGACGAATCTAAATGAATATCTATCAACTTTTGAACCTGCCCCGCCCTGTATTTGCGCCCGAAGGTGGCGCGGGCGGCGGCGATGCTGGCGGCGGCGATGCCGGTGCAGGCGATGCTGGCGCGGGCGATGCCGGTGCGGGCGATGCCGGTGCGGGCGATGCTGGCGCGGGCGATGCTGGCGCGGGCGATGCTGGCGCGGGCGATGCTGGCGCAGGCGATGCAAACCCCTATGCGTGGTTCGGCGACGAGCTGGCGGCGGATGAACAAAAATACCTTGAGGATAAGAGTTTCACCAAGCCGCGCGACCTGTTCAAATCCTTGCGCGCCGCTGAAACCATGATCCGTGGCGACAAGATCAGCGGCCCGCCCGAGGACGTAGAAAAGCAGGGCGAATGGTTCAAGGATAGCGGCCTAGCCAAACGCCTTGGCATCCCCGAAGAGCCGAAGGATTACGGGGTCGAAAAGCCCGCCTTTGATGAAGATATCGCCGCGCATATCCCCTATGACGACGACCGGCATGGGCGCTTTCTGGATGCCGCCCATAAGCTGAACCTGACCCCGGCGCAGGCCAAGGGCGCGCTGGACTTCTACGCGCAGGAAATGGGCGGCGATGCCAAGAGTTTCACCGATGCCGCGACGGCGGATGAAACTGAAATGAAATCTACGCTGACAAAGGAATGGGGCGACAGTTACGATACCAATCTGCGCGCCAGCTTGGAGGTTGCGCAGGAGGTCGGACTTGACGAGCAAGCCATTGAAAGCCTGCGGGTTGGTAAGGTGGCCGGATCTGCGACCCTGACCAAGATCCTGCACGAGCTGGCCGTGGTGCGCGGCAATGACACGCTCAAAGGCGGCGGCGGTGGCGGCGGCGGTCAAAGCAAAGAAAGTGCGCAAGCGGCCTTGGACGAGTTCACCGGGAAAAACGGTAAGGCACTGACGACGCGGGATCATCCCGAACATGCGTCTGCGATGGCCAAGCTGCAAGAGTTGAAGCGGGCCGCTGGCCGGGGCAGCTCAAGCTAGATTTGGCCTAGATTTAGGTTGTCAACACAAGCAATGGTAGCTAGTCGGTAGAGTGCCACAACGCAAAGGATGGGACAGTGAATATTCATGTAGCGCGAGATTTAGACCCAGATTTTAGGGCGGGCGGGGCAGAGGCTCTTATCAAACGGGCCTCTGGAAAGCCTGTCACGAACCACGAAAACCATATCATGCAGGCCGCACGCGATCTTGCGACCGATACCGTGGCGCTGATAAAACTCCAAGATGATGGCGCCCCGCTGGCCAGTGTGGCGCTGGCGATCACAGATCAGCGGATGAAAATTGCCTTTCTTGAAGGGGTCGGCGAGCTTTTACGCTTTACCGCGCCCAGGCTCGCCGCCGGATAACCCCATATCTGACGCGCAATCGGAACACAGCTCGCCTTAATCGGCGGGCTGTTTTTCATTTCGGGGGTTGTATTTTACTACAAAATGGAGTGGATAATAAACCCACGCGGTCGCCCTGCCCCTAGCAGGCCCGCTGACGGTGAGCAAAGACCCATGGGCGCGCGGCCCCTAAATGCGCAGATAGGGTCTAGCATCCGCTGGCCGCCCCTGTCGCCCCGCTTTCAAAACGAGAAACTTGGCATCAGGAGAAAATAACCATGCCGGATAACAGCAAATATGAGGGCTACGCCGACGATTTCAAAATCGGCTATGATCTGGCCCTGCAACAAAAGCAGTCGCGGTTTCGCGATAAGGTGAAATGGGCAAGCCCCGTCAAGGGCGACGGCGCGCAGATCGTGGATCACATTCTGCCATTTGAGGCCGAAGTGGGTGGCGACGACTACGCCGATACCAAATGGACCCACCCCGAAATGATGCCCCGCTGGGCCTTCCCGATCAGCCTGACCGTCTCGGTGCCTGTCACCACAACAGACCGGCTGTCGATGCTGGCCGACCCAAGCAATGATCTGACGGCCTCGATCCTCGCGGCGCAAAACCGCGCGCTTGATGGCAAGATCATCGTGCCGTCGTTTTTCCGCGATGTGACCGGCGGCAAAGACAAGGACAAGACGCTTGTTTTTGATCCGGCGCAGATCATCGGCAAGGATATCGGCGGTGTCGATAGCGGCATCAACCGCGACAAGATCGATTTTGCTATCGAGAAGTTCGAGACAAACGAAGTCGATCTGGACGAGGAAATGCCGTGGATGGCGATTACGCCGCGCCAGCATCGCTTGCTGCGCAACTTGGCCGAAGTCAAAAACCGCGATTTCGACAAGCTCGGCGGCGTCGTAGAGAAGGGCCGCGTCACGCAATTCCTTGGCTGCTATGTGTTCGTCTCGAACCGTCTGATCAAGGTGACAATCGGCGGCAAAGTCTTTGTCCGTATGCCGATTTGGGTGCCGTCTGGCATGGCGGTGCAGCCATGGCTTGAGCCAAAGGTGCGTATCAGCGAACGCCCTGACAAAAACTATACCACGCAGCTCTGGTGCCAGGCTCGCTACGGCGCGATCCGCACCGAAGAGGGCCGCGTGATTGAGGTTCTTTGCAACGAAGAAGCTCTGCCCGCCTAATCGGCGCGCCGCTAACGGGATCGGCCTGCGGGCCGGTCCTTTCACCTTTCCCCTACAAGCTAGAAAGATAGGAAAATATCATGGCTGTTGAAAATAAATCTGCCGCCGGTCTGCCTGACCTGACTTCGGCAAAGCCCGGCTCTGTCGATGTGCGCAAAAACCATGGCGTGCTGCGCACGTCCTGCTTTATCGCCGCGATCACAAACGGCGATAGCATTGGCTCGACCTTTGAAGTCGCGCGGCTTCCCTCGCACGCCCGTATTTCCAAACTGTCGGCGCTGCACAGCGAAGGCATTGCGGGCGCAACCGATTGCGACCTTGGCCCAGAAGGCAACCCCGATGCGTTCGTAGACGGCCAGACACTCGCGGCGACGGCCACAGTCGATGGCGCCTCTGCAATTACGGTCGCCTTGATCGATAAGCCGATTTGGGAGCTGGCCGGTCTGGCCAAAGATCCCAAGGCTGAAATGCCGATCTTTCTGACCTTGAATGCCGCCGCAACGGCGGCAGGCTCAGTCGTGGCCGATCTGGTCTATATCGTAGACTAAAGGGGATAGCCCGGTGACAGCGTATATTCCCAGCGAAGTAGGCATCGCATCTGCCGCAAGTGTTCATTTGGGCCGTGATCCGATCGTGGATTTCGGCGATCTTGAGGACACGCACGCGCAGATCTTCAAAGAGCGATACCCCGCCGTGCGCGATGCATTGCTGCGGTCCTACCCTTGGAATTTCGCCATGCACTTTGCATCCCTTGCGGGATCGGTTCTGCCGGTCCCGCAATTTGGCTTTACCCATAAATTCGAGCTGCCAGCGGGCGGCGATCTGGGGTGGTGCCTGCGCCTTTGGGCGGTCGAAGGCAGCGCCAAGTATGCCGTGCGGGGCCGCGATATTTTCAGCACGCAAGCGCCGCCCTTAACGGTTAGCTATGTGAAGCGCGAAGAAAATCCCGAGATTTACGACCCTATCTTTTCGGAGCTGCTGGCCGTCGAGCTGGCACTGGCCCTTGTCAACCGCATCCCTACGGATGAAGTGCGCAAGCGCACGCGCGAAATAATGGCCACGCGCAAGGAATTGCGCCGCTCTGGCAAGCTGACCGATGCAATGGAGCAATCCGCCGGAACCTACGCCACAAATGGCGGTCAAGGATCTTGGCTCGATGCGCGGAGGCCCGCATGATTATCGGCGCGGCCAAACGGTCCCTTATCGGCGGCGAGATAGATCCTGACCTGCATCACGCCTCGGATCTTGTGCCGGTGCGGATCGGCGCGGCCATCTGCCAAAACTTCATCGTGCGCGCCCATGGCGGCATCGAGCGCACGCCCGGCACCGAACATCTGGCGATTGCAAAGGGCAGCGGCAAAATCCGCCTTGGTTCTTTCAAGCGCGCCTCTACTGCGGCCTATCTTGCGGAATACAGCGCCAATACCGTGCGCCTGCGCAGCTCGGATATACTCGCCGGTGACGCGGGCTTTGATGAAGTCGCAACCCCTTGGCCCGCCGATGATCTGGCCAAGCTGCAATTCACGCAATCCAACGATGTGCAATGGATTTTCTCAGGCAAGCCAATCATGGAGCTGCAACGCTCGGATGCGAGCGGTTCGATATCTTTTAATATAGTAAATTCAGCGGTCAAAAACGGGCCGTTTCTGGACGCCAATACCGACAAGGCGCACACAATCTATGTCAGCGGCGGGTCTTATGGCGAGGGCAACATTGTAACCCTGCATAGCAATTTGCCGCTTTTTCAGGCGGGGCATGTTGGGGCGTTCTTTAGGCTTGAGGAAAAGGATTTTTCATCGATCCCAAAATGGGAACCGGCCAAAGGCTTGGGCGCACTTAGCAAGGTGCGCTACAATGAAAATGTCTATCGTTCGATCAATGAGGGGCGGACCAGCGCGAACCCCCCGACGCATACGGTTGGCAGGCAGACGGATGGGGTCGGCGAAGTAGATTTCGCGCCCGTAACATTTGATTATCTGCATTCGGGTTTTGGCATCGTAAAGATCACGGCCATAACCAGTGCAACGCAGGCCACGGCGCAGATCGTGAACGGGAACTTGCCCGAGTATTTGGCGGGCGTTGCAACATGGCGCTGGTCCGAAGGCGCATGGTCAGACGTGAACGGATATCCGGCGGCGGGCGCGCTTTACAAAAATGCGCTTTGGGCGGCGGCGAGTGAGGCCGAACCGTTCAAGCTCTGGAAGTCTGCGCTAGAGGGGTTTGATGATTTTGAGCCGGGCATAAATGACGATAACGCCCTGACACGCGGGCTTTACGGCGCCAATACCGAAGCGATCCGCTGGCTGGCCCCGGCCAGCTATATGGCTATTGGCACCGATGGGCCGGAATGGGTGGCGCGGCCCGATGAAAAGGGCGACACGGTTAGGGTCAACAATCTGATTACCGAAGAGGCCACCGATCAAGGGTCCAGCTATATCCCCGGCATCGTTCTTGCTGGCACCACGATCTTTGTTGATGCATCCCGGCGCGCCCTGTTCGGGATGCGCTATGATTTCCGAAATGATAATTGGTCGCCGCGCAATCTGTCCTTGCTGGCCGCGCATATTCTTGGCCAAGGCGTTGTCGAAATGGTCTATCAGCGCAACCCTTGGCCGCTGATATGGTGCCTGTTGGAAGATGGCACGCTGGGCGCGCTGACCTATCAGCCCGAGCAGGAAGTTTTGGCATGGCATCGCCATGATCTTGGCGATCCGGTCGAAAGCATCGCGGTCCTGCCGGTCGAGGGCGGGCGCCGCGAAACCCTCTTTCTGGCGGTGCGCCGCAAGCCGGATGAAGTGCATATCGAGCGCATGGTTGATCGCTTCCGCCCTGAGCGCGGCCAGCAATCCGACGAGGCGCGATATCTCTTCGGCGGCGTCTCTTATGATCTGGCCGATCCGCAAACCACATTTGCCGGGCTGGATCATCTTGAAGGGCGCCAAGTGATTGCCTTGGTCGATGGCAACAGCCATCCGCCGATCACGGTGGAAGGCGGCGCCGTCACGCTCAACTTTGCCGGGCGGCGCGTCTTTATCGGCCTGTCCTATAAGAGCCGTTACAAAACGCTGCCGTTTGATTTTGGCCAGCCTGACGATTTCCAATCGGGCAAGCCAAAGCGGATTTCTGGGCTGGCAATTGCCTTCCGCGATACGCTGGGCGGCGTGGTCAAGATGGGTAAAAAGATTGAGCGGATCTTTCGTCTTGGCGCCGCGCCGCTCGATCAAGCCCCGGCGCTCTATACCGGCGTGCGCAATGTCAATCCGCCGGGGTCCGAAGATAGCGCGCAATTGGAATACATCACCGAAGAGGCATGGCCCGCAACCATCGTGGCGCTCTTCCCAGAATATGAGGTTTGAGGCATGGGGTTCGATCCGATATCAATGGTAATGCTGGCGGGCGCCGGTCTTTCCGCCGCCTCTCAAGTGTCGGGCGGCATGGCCGTAGACCGCGCGGCGGGCGTCAACGCGCGTATTCAAGAGGGCCAAGCTGACCAGATCGACAGTCAGACGGGCGCGCGGGTTGGTCAAAACCGCCGTGATTTCCGCAAGTTTGCGGGCCAGCAGCTCGGGGATCTGGCGGCGCATGGTGCCTCCGCATCCGGCGGCACCGGGCTATTGCTGGCCCAAGAGGCGGCGCGCCAAGCAAAGCTCGATCAGCTCAACCTTGTGACAGACGGCGCCAATGCGGCCAGCGCCGCCCGCATGGGCGCGCAAATGACGCGTTACGAGGGCAAGGCCCGCAAGAAGCAAGCCATTCTAGGCGGGCTGGGTACGGCGGTCAGCGGCGTGTCGCAATGGTATTCAATGACGCAAGAGGAATAACGGCATGGCCATTCGCGACTATAGACCATCGACACAAGCGCCCGGTCCCGCATCAGCGCCGCAAATCAATCTCAGCGTGGCGGGCGATAGCAGCGGCGGGCAGAAACTTGGCAATGCGGTGCAGGGCGCGGGTATCATGCTGGAAGAGGCCAGCCAAGCTGTTGAGCTGAACGACGCGCGCTTTGAGCTGGGCGAAGGCTTGGGGCAGATCAATCGCGCGCTGAACGACGATACCGATTTTGCCACTATGCAGGATCGCTATGACGCGCAAATGGTCGATCTGCAACGCAATGTGATGGATAAGGTGACGACGCCGCGCCTGCAAAGTCAGATGCTTTTGGAAATGCAGCGGGGCCGGATCGGCGCAGAGGCGCAAGTGATGCGCCGCCAGCAAGAGCTGGAAGGCTCTCACGCCCGCGCCACCCTCACGCGCACGCTGCGCCAAACCGCCAGCTACATTCCAACCGCCGGTAGCCCCGAGGCCCAAGGCGAAAGCTACAATCGCGCGCAGGTATCAATTGACCAGCTCGAAGCATCCGGCCACCTGACCGCCGAGGGCGCCGAAAAGATGCGCAGCGATCTGGATAAAGACGTATCCACCGGGCTGGTTCTGGGCGCGATCAACGCCGATGCGGCGGCGGCGGCGGCGCGCCTGGCCGAGCCGGGCGCCTTTGGCTTGGAAGAGATTGACCGCCAGCGATACCTTGCATCAGCAACAAGCAAGGCCGAGGCCAGCGCGCGCGCCGGTCGCACGGTTTTGGAACGCCGGGTAGATACCGCGCGCGGCGTTCTGGTGCGCGGCGGCATGCTTGCGGGCGAGGATCTGGACATGCTGAAAGGCGACGTCAAGGGTACGGATCTGGAAGTGCCTTTGAATGCGGCCATTCAGGCCAGCGCCGAATTAGGCCAGTTTTCATCAGCAACGCCAGAAAAGCGCGCCGCCCATATGGCCGAGGTGCGCGAACGCGGCGTGCGGATCGATGATGCGACAATCGGCACGGCGCAGATTGCAACGCTGGAAGCGGTAGATGCCGCCATTGGCCGCGCTGAAACCGACGCCCTGCGAACAACCGGCGAGACGGTGCGCGCTGCTGTGATCGCCCTGGGCGATGGCCGCGCCGTTGCCGATATCGATGCCGTGCGCAAAGCGGCAAAAGGCACCGAATTTGAGGGCGATCTGGATCTGGCCGTGCGCCGCCAAGAGTTTGTGACGCAATACGAAACCGCCGACCGCAAGACGCAAGCGAAGCTCTTGAGCGATGCGCGCGAAAGCGGCGTCCTTACATCAAACCGCACCGCCGACGAGGCGTTTTTAGATGCGCTTGAAAGCATCGATACGGCGGCGGAAACGGCCATTGCCAAAGATCCGATAAAATACGCGATGGATAACCGCGTGACCGGCGCGGCCCCGCTCGATCTGGGCGATGCGGATAGCGTCAATGCGCGCATGGCGTTGGTGCAGGAAATGACCGGGCAGTATGGCGCAAAGCCAAAGATCTTCTCGGATGAAGAGCGCAAGCAATTTAAGACGATGGCCAATGACGGCACGCCCGAAGAACAGCTATCGTTTGTCGTCAGCGTGATCGATGGCTTTGGGCCAGCCTCAGAGGCGGCATTCAAAGAGATTGACGGGCTAGATCCTGTCGTGCGCCGGGCGGGCGATCTGGTTTTTGAAACTGGAAGTGACGAAGTGGCCGGCATCATTTTGCAGGGCCGCAAAGCGATGGCCGCAGGCGACGAGCTGGCCGCGCCGTCCGAAGAGGCGCTGCAAGTATTTTCCGACAGCATCGATGGCGTTCTGCGCTCGATGCCGGGGCGCCGCGAGGAAGTCATTGAAGCGGCCAAAGCCTATTATGCGTTCATGGCGCCGGGCCGGATCACAGCAGATGGCCGGTCGCGTGATCAATCGGACCTTTTGGCCGAAGGCGTCCAGCGCGTCATGGGCGGCGTGCGTGTCGATGGCCAGCTTTATGGCGGCATCCAGCCGGTGAACGGCAAGCGGGTGAAACTGCCCGCCACGCTCGATGGCGCGTCTGTCGAGCGCATGTTTGGCGATGCCACGCTTGACCATTGGAAGGCCGGATCTCTGAGCGGCAAAGGCCCGCATGAGGGTGACGCTGAAACGCTGCCCGAGGGCGCCGTTTTGCAATGGGTCAAGGGGTCGACCTATCGCGTTGGCGTTCAGTCGCGGCGCGGATCGGTCGAGTGGTATCAAGATCCCGCCATGAGCAACGGGTTTTTCTATGTGGATCTGAACAAGATGGCGGAAACCTTTTTAAAGTCGGGTGAATAAGATGGCCGAAAAGATCGAAGCGCCCGAAGCCTTCCCCGTCGATGCTGCGCCGCGTATGCAGCCCGATGTAAACACCTTTGACGTGATCGGCGCCGGGGCCGAGCAAGAGCGGATCGAAAGCGACTATTGGTTTTTGACCCAGCGCGAGCAGGCGGGCTATCACGACAAGGCAAACGCCGTCGCCGCCGATCTGGGCTTTGAAGTGGACCCCGGCCAATCGACCGGCAATTCGCCTATGGGCGCAATGTCCATGGAAGCCTTTGGATATGAGACGCGGCGCATGGATACGCTGCGCCGCGCGCGCGAGGCCAACCCAGAGGCGTTCAAGGGTGTGCCTGTTACGCAAGAAGAAATTATGGCCGATATCAACGGGCGGCTTAAATCCGAATGGGAAGATGCCGGCCGCACATTGCAAAATGCGCCGGATGGCTTTTGGTCGCGCAGCGTGCCGGAATTTATTGGCCGCATGGGGCCAGCCGCGACCGATGAAGTCGGTTTGCCACTGGCCCTTGCAACTGTCGGTGTCGGCACTGCTGCCAATTTGGGGCGCCTCATGCTGGTGGAGGGCGGGCTATCCGTGATCGGCGAAGGCGCCACCCTGCCCAAGCGGATTGATATGGCTGACCGGCTGGATATCGATGCGCCAAACGTGCCGTTGCAGCTCGCCTTTGCGGCCACAGTCGGCGCCGCTATTCCGCTGGGCATACGCGGCGCGCAGAAAGGCGCCGGTGCTGCCGCGCGCGGCGTTGTCACAACCAACCGCGAGCTGGTCAAGAAATTCCGCGCCCGCGCCTCTGAGTTGACCGCTGACCAGCGCGCCGCCGTCAATGCGGTAGAGCGCGAAATTGCCGAACAAGACGTCGGGCCAGCCGCACGCGGCACGGATCAGGCCGCCACCACGGACGCGGCGCTTGACGATATCGCCGCCGGTCGCCAGCCGTCCGAGGATATCCCGGCGCCCGATCCTGCCAAGGTAGCAAGCCTGACCACGCCGCGCCCGGCGCCGAAAGTAGAGGTTGCCTTTGATCTGGGGCCCCGCCGTCCCTACGCGCCAGATCAGCCGGTGATTGATGTTGTGGCAAGTGCTGTTGAGGACGTGCTGGGGCCAAATGCGCGCGTTGTCATTACCAGCGGGCAAGAGGGCGATTTACCGCAATTCGGCGCTGACCGGCACATAACCGGCGATGCCGCCGATGTGCGTATCATCGATGGCGATGGCCGCGAAATTAACATGGCCGACAGTCCCGAAGTGATGGAAGAGATTTCCCGCGCGGCGGCGCGGCGCGGCGCCAAGGGGATCGGCTTTGGCGCCGAGTATATGGACGGGCGCCATATGCATATCGATCTTAAAGACCCCGACCCCGCGCAGGGCCAGGCGAATACTTGGGGAACGGGCGGCACCGCGATGCGCGAAGAGCTGGTCGCGTTGATGAATGGCGAGCTGACAGTCCCGGCGCGCGCCCCGGCGCTGACGCTCGATCAAAGTCTGCGCAACCTTTTGCGCGACGGCGAAGGCGCGGGCTATGATACCGCGTCAGATTTTACGATTATTGCGCCCCCTGCCCGCCTGTCAGATATGACGCTGGATGAAATTGACGCATGGCAGATGGCAAACCAGCAAGCCGGGGCCGAGTCCACCGCCGCTGGCGGCTATCAGATCATCCGCGATACAATGCTGGGCCTGCGCGAGAAAATGGGCCTGACCGGATCTGAAAAATTCACCACGGAAGTGCAGGACCGCATGGCCGATGCGCTCTTGGAAGAGGCCGGGCTATCGCGCTATCAGGCGGGCCAGATCGATGCCGATAGCTTTGCCGACAATATCGCCGGTGTCTGGGCGGCGCTGCCTTTGGCTGATGGCCGGTCGCGCTATGCGGGCGACGGTCTGAACGCCGCGCAAGTCGGGCGCGATACCGTCATGGACGTTCTGGGCGGCGCGCCCTACCAATCCGCCGGCCGCCCGCCGCCAACCATGACGCGCTTTGCCGCATCCGGTATCAATGTAGATCCGCGCACCTATCAATTCCGCTCGGACGTAAACGCCGAGGGTGTTGGCACGTCTATGAGCCGGGTGAATGAATGGGATGAATTGCTGGCGGGCGATTTTATCGTGCATGAACGGCTGGACGGCACCCGCTTTGTCGCTGACGGGCATCATCGCCGGGATCTGGCCAACCGGCTGGAAAACGAAGGCCATGCGCCGATTGAGCTGAATGGCTTTATTCTGCGCGAGGCCGATGGCTACACGGTCGAGCATGTGCGCGCCATTGCGGCGGTCAAGAACATCGAGGCGGGAAACGCGACGGCGATTGACGCGGCCAAAGTGCTGCGCATCGATCCGGCGATGCTGGAAAAGCTGACGCTGCGCAACAGCCATGCGCGCGATGCGCGCGGCCTGATGCGGCTATCGGATGAAGGCTTTGACATGGTGACAAATCGCCTTGTTGCGGAGCCGCACGCGGCCTTTGTCGGCGAGCTGACCAGCGATGGCCAGATGCAAGATGCCATTCTGCGCACGCTGGTATCTGCCAAGCCGCGCAACCTGGCCGAAGCCCGCCAGATTGCGCAAGACGCCTACCGCGCCGGGCGCGCCAAGCAAAGCGATGGCGCGCAAGTCTCGCTTTTTGGCGATGATTTTGATATTACTGAAACACTGTTCAAGGAACGGGCCGAAGTGCTATCAAAGGCGCTGGCCCAACTGCGCAATGATAAGCGCGTATTCGCAAC